TTCCCTGATGGGCCTGTGGGCTATCAAGCAGAACCCCAAGTACGGCCAGCGTGATGGCAGCCTGTCCCTCAAAGGTTACGGCTTCGTAGGTCGTGAGTTCGTTCGGCTGATGGACTACTGCTTCTATGAGTTGAAGAAGAACATCGTGGTCGTTTTCCACGCCACCGAGGAAAAGGAGGGCGACAACACCCGCCTCCGCATCAAGGTCGAGGGTCAGACCAAGAACAACGTCTGGGAGCCTATGGATCTGGGCGGCTTCGTGGAGATGTACGGCAACGACCGCACCATTGGCTTCTCCAACTGCGAGAAGTATTTCGCCAAAGGCACCCGTGGCATCCACGGCATCTACAAGATTCCGGCCCTCACTCCCGGCAGCCAGAACGACTTCCTGACCAAGCTGTTCGAGGAGTACAACAGCAAGGCCGCCGAGGAAGTAGCTGCAAACGCCAAGGAGAACGAGGCGTACGAACAGGTTATGCAGGAGGGCAGCAAAATCATTGCTGGCATCAAGGATGCAGACACCGCCAATGCCGCTATGCAGCCGTTCAAGGGCTTGCAGCATCACCTGACTTCCAGCCGGGAACTGAACGCTATGTGGAAAGCCAAAATCGCTGCCCTCGGTCTGGCATTCGATTCCAACGCGGTCAAGTACGTTCCCAAATCCGCAGAGGAGGCGCAGTAAATGGCTGCATACCTCATTACTCACTCGCTGCTGTCCTCGTGGCTGCACCTTATCCGGGAGAATCCCTACGAGGATTTGACCACCGAGGGCGACCCTCTGGCGGAATTCATGCTGGTTCTGAAACGTGAACCTACACCTCGCACAGAGGCCATGCAGAACGGCATCGACTTTGAGAACCTCGTGACTGCCATTGTCAACGGCCACGATGACCCCAACAATCCGTGGAGCTGGGCTGCCGGGCAGATTGCTGCCATCGTCAATGGCGGGCAACTGCAGTTCAAAGCCCGCCGGAAGATTCAGGTACGCGGCATGGATGTGGTTCTGTATGGTCGCCTCGATGCCCTGAAAGCCGGCACCATCTACGACATCAAGTTCAGCAAGGGCTACGAGCGCGGAAAGTTCTATTCCAGCACCCAGCATCCTACCTATATGCTGCTGATCCCGGAGGCCCAGACGTTCTCCTACCTTGTCAGCAACGGCATGGATGTCTGGACAGAGTGCTATCGCCGGGATGAAACGCCTGACATTTGCCTCATCATTGCGGACTTTTTCGACTGGCTGGATGCTTTCGGTCTGATGGATGTGTTCAAAGAACACTGGAAAGCCTTATGACCGGGCGGCTGGTGGATATGAGCTTCAGCCTGAACCGCAAGCAGCGTATCACGCTGGAAGTTGATTCTGATTTCCGAAGTCTGTGGGACAAGCTGAATCAGGAGCCGCTGCTGGACATTGAAATCAAGAAGCACCGCAACAAGCGCAGCCACAGTGCAAACGCCTACTTCCATGTTCTGGTCAACAAGATCGCCGCCGAAACTGGCGAATCGGACGACCTTGTGAAAGAGCGGCTGGTTGTGGCCTACGGCACGGTTGCGAGAGATAAGGATGGCTGCACCGTGGGCTTCAAACTTCCGGTCAGCGTGGATGTTCACGACCTCTACAAATACACCCGCTGCTTTGATGTGCGGGAAGAGGACGGAAAATGGTTCAACTGCTACTTGGTTTACAAGGACACCAGCAAGATGGACACGAAAGAATTTTCACACCTGATTGACGGTGCGATTGATGAAGCCAAGGCTCTGGGTATCGAGACGGATACCCCGGAGCAGTTGGCCCGGTACAAGGAGGAATGGTCACGATGAAAGGCCGAATCGTCATCTGCGACTACTGCGGAACGCCCGCAGACTTCGTAGACAGTTCGGTGGTTTACCACGGCCACAGCTTCGGCATGATTTACCTCTGCCCTCGCTGCGGTGCCTATGTCGGCGTACACAAGGGGTCTGACAAACCCCTTGGCCGCTTGGCAAATTCGGAGTTGCGCAACTGGAAAAAGGCAGCTCATGCAGCATTTGACCCGCTCTGGAAATACGGTCCCTACCGTGGCCGCCGGAATGAGGCCTACCGCTGGCTGTCCGAGAAGATGGGCACCCCGATTGAATTTACGCATATTGGAATGTTCGATGTGGACCAGTGCCGCAAGGTGGTCCGCATCATGCGAGAAGAAAGGAACCAGTTATGGAAGATTTGAACGTCCAGACCATCGATATCCCGGTTGAGGAGTACAAGGAACTGATCCAGAAGCAGGCCGAACTCAGCCTCATTTATCACAAGGGTGCAGGCGGCAGCGTTTATGACATTGGTAACTTTGTGCTGGATTTGATGCTTGCAGTTCATCCGGAGCTGATTACCAAGCAGGAGGACACCGATGCTGAATAATTGCACATTTCAGGGCCGCTTCGCCGCTGATCCTGAAATGCGGACCACACAGAGCGGCTTGACAGTTGCCAGTTTTCGCATGGCCGTTGACCGGGACAATGTCGGTCAGGATGGCCGGCGGGCTACCGATTGGCTGAATTTCGTGGCATGGCGTAAAACGGCAGAGTTCGTTTGCCAGTATTTCCGAAAGGGCAGCACGGCTCTTGTGGAGTGCCAGTGCCAGACCCGCTCCTACGAGGACAAGAACGGTCAGAAGCGCACCGCCACCGAGTTTGTGGTCCAGAAGATTCACTTTTGCGGCCCAAAAACGGAGCAGCGAGTGGATGATGGCGGTGAGGCACCGCCGCCGGGCTACCAGCAGCCGCCCTATCAGAATCAGCAGCCCCAGCAGATGGGCTTCGCCACCCAGAGTCAGCGCCAGCAGTGTCAGGGGGCGGCCGATCATCCCGGCAATGTTCAGGTCAGCCAGAGCTTTTCTCAGGGCAGTGACGATGATTTCTCGGTTCTGGACGATGCCGATGATCTGCCGTTCTAAGGAGGTTCATTGATGGCAACTGGTAAACGGTATTACTGGATAAAGCTCAAAGATAGTTTCATGTCATCGGATGAAATTGACTATCTTATGAGCCAGCCAGACGGTGCCAGCTATGTTGTTCTCTATCAAATGCTGTGTCTCAAGACCATCAATACAAACGGTTGTTTGGTTTCCAAAATCGGAGAAATGCTCATTCCCTACGATGCCGAAAAGATTCAGAGGGAATGCAAATGGTTCCCTCTGTCAACCGTCCGTTTGGCTCTGACTGTTTTTAAACAAATCGGCTTGATTTTTGAAAACCCGGACGGAACACTGTCAATCTCTGATTATCAGAACATGATTGGCAGTGAAACCGACTGGGCGGCGAAAAATCGCAGAATTCGTAGTAATGCTGCGAACAAGGAGCTACAAGAGGGACACGACACTGGACACACAAGTGGACACAATGCGTCCAGTGATGGTGGGGAAAATGTCCCTACAGAGAAAGAGATAGAGAAAGATAAAGAGATAGAGAACAGAGAAAGAGTAAGAGATAACGGTAGTCCGGCTGTCGATGCCGGACTGGCAGAGATCATCAGCTCTTACGAGGAGAACATCGGCAGCTTCCCACCGGCTGCAAGGGATGCCCTGATGAGCTGGCGGGAGATTTTCGCGGATGACCTCATTCTGCTGGCCATCAAAAAAGCTGCTCTGTCCGGCGTTCGCAAGTGGAACTACATCAACGGCATTTTGAAGTCATGGAAAAACGAGGGCGTGAAAACCCTTGGTGATGTGCAAGCCCGCGACCAGCGGCGTAAGCCCCCGGCGGGCCAGCAGCCAAAGCGTTCTGCTGCTGATGACTACGATGAAATTTTTGGAGAACTTTTAGGAGGCTCGACAACATGACCGATACGAAATTGCGTGAGCTGCTGGTGGTCATCGATGACCACTACGGCCGCGCCCGCAGCTTGGAGGAGCGCAGGGCTGACACGCAAATCTACATCCGGGCGTTCGGCACCATCCCGGACGAGATTGTGGAAAAGGCACTGTATACGGCCTTTACACAGTGCAGATTCCAGAACCAGCTGATTGTGGACTGGTGCGCTGAAATTAAAAAGCTGCTGTCAGCCCAGCAACCCTCGGCGAACGACCTCTGGGCGCAGGCTGCGGCAGCTGCCCGGAAAATCGAGGCAAATCTGTACTACCAGACCCACGGTGGATTCATTGCCCCCGATGGGCGCAAGCTGAAAGGCGAAGATTTCAAAAAGGAAAACGCGAAAATCTTCGCCGCCCTCCCGATGGTGGTGCAGCGGTGGGCTGGCTCCCCGGCAGACCTGTCGGAGATTTTCAGCAGCCGCAGCAGCGCGGATCTGCGCCAGTTCGTCCGTCCGGGCTTTGACCGGGCTGTGCAGGATGCCCCGGTTGAGAGTTTGCAGCCCCCGGCTCTGCCCGGCGGCGCAGCCCCGGCACAGATTGGAGGTGGCACGGCATGAGGCGGAAAAGTCCTTTTCACAGCCTGATCGTGGGCGTTTCGTGCGCAATGGTTGGCTGCATCCTCGCAAGCACGGCCTACTCCCGGCGAGTAGACGAGCTGGAAATCGAGCGGGACATCTACGCCAGCCGCTTCCAGAACTGGCAGACGCGGGCGATTGACGCGGAGGAAAATGTCGGCCGGCTTCAGACCGAGGTAGATAACCTGACCGCAGAGCTGAGCGCCCAGACCGATTTGACCCTTACATACGCCGGGTCGTTCAGCTGCACGGCCTATTGTGCCGAAGAATACGCCCACATCTGCGGCGAGGGACACGGAATTACATCCAGCGGCGCAAAGGTGCAGCCAGGCGTGACCGTGGCAGCTGACACCAGCATCCTGCCCTACGGCACGGTAGTCTATATCGAGGGTGTAGGTCTCCGGGTCGTTCAGGACACCGGGAGCGCTGTGGTAGGTAACAAGCTGGACGTGGCGGTGAACACCCATGCAGAGGCTCTAAGCTGGTCTGGCTGGGGTTCCCGCCGGGTCTGGATCGTTTCAGGAGGTGCAGAGCCGTGAAAAAGTCGTTTCAGACCGAGATGGATGACACTCAACAGGCTGTCAGCCAAATCGTGTGCCTGTGTACCACCATTGCACTGCATCAGGAGTTCGGTGTTGGCAAGACCCGCCTTGACCGCATTACAGACAGGATTCACGAACTGGAAGATCAGAACACCGAAGTCATTATGACCCCAGATGCCAATGGCCGCCCCTCTAAAGCCAGGGCCGAGGCCATTCGGGAAAGCTGGTTGGCGGGGTATGTCACTTCCGACTACCGCATCCTGATGCTACGGGCACCTCGTGGCCGCAAAGAGCAGCAATATCAGATTGCTGGAAACAAAGCTGCAAGAATCGCATGGCAGATTTACGCAAAGGCAGTTATTGACATACTGCACTATGGTCCAGAACGGCTGGAACGGCTGCGCAAAGAAAGCCACGCCAACTATGAGCAGTTGAACCAGTGGGCGCACGAGGACGGTTTGGACGTAGCAATGGAAAAGCTGCGCCGCTGCGCTGCCGATGCCATGCAAGCTCCGGATCTGGAAGTTACAGATATTGATGGCAGCAAGGATGCCGCAGAAGTGGACAAGGAGTTCCGCAAGCAGCAGCTGAACTTTATCAAGCGCGTCCGGGCACAGACCCTTGGGCGCATCGGTGCAACTGCGCAGCCTGTCAATGTGCTGGCTGACCAGAGTATGCAGGATAAGATTCAACTGGTGATGCAGCAGGTTTCCCAGCAGTCTTTTGAACGTAGGAGGACGCATTGACATGGCAAAAAATGAGTACGGAGAGAAGCTGGACAGCAATGGCTATGCGCCCAGCATCCTCAGCAAGAGCCCCACCTGTCTGATTTGCGGGCGGTATCGCACCGCCCGGCACGAAGTCTTTTTCGGACCGTACCGGGATAAGAGCAAGCGACTTGGCCTGTGGGCAAATCTCTGCCCTTGGTGCCACCAGAACGGTGTGACTGCCGTACATACCAACCGGGAGGCAGACCTCCGCTTGAAAAAGTGGGCGCAGAAAAAGGCCATGGAGTATTACGGCTGGCCGGAGGCGCGGTTCATCCAAGAGTTTGGGAGGTCGTACCTGTGAGCACCTGTCCGATTATCGCTATCGACCCCGGCAACACCCAGTCTGGCTACTGCGTGATTGATCGCAGCACCCTGCGCCCTCTGGAATTCGGAAAAATCGACAATGCAGAGCTGCTGCAAAAGCTTTCCTCTGCCAGGGCACAGGGCTGGCGGTGGGCGGTCATCGAGATGGTGGCCTCCTACGGAATGTCTGTAGGCCGGGAGGTATTCGATACCGTCCTCTGGATCGGCCGCTTTTACCAAGTTCTTTCCGACCAATGCCCAGTGCGAATGCTGTGCCGCATCGAGGAGAAAAAGCACATTTGCCACGACAGCAGAGCCAACGATACCGCCATCCGGCGGGCGTTGATTGACCGATTTGCAGCCCATGACCTGAAAAACGGCAAGGGCACAAAGAAAAAGCCGGATTTCTTCTATGGATTTAAGGCCGATGTGTGGGCAGCCTACGCACTTGGCCTGACCGCCATCGAGAACCGAGAGAACGACTACAAATTTTCGACTACTTAAAAGCTACTTGAAAGGAGCTTCATCATGGATAATTCTCTGTCTGAATCCGCACGTTTCGCAGTCTACCGTGAAAAACTCAAGGGCATCTGCGAGGCCAACAACCTGAGTTATGTGTTCATCAAGAACGCATACCCCATCAAGCTGGTTATCCGTCCGTTGGGCGGCGTTGGTGAACAGATGTCGATGCTGGAGGAGGCATCCGAGGACAACTACATCTCGCCGGGTGCATCCATCCTGTTCACCGTCAAGGATGGGAACCTGACCTACCGTATGAGCAAGACGTTCACCATCTCCGACACCCTGTTCAACAAAATCAAGAACATCTTCAAGAACATGCACTACCTCTGGCTCCAGTTCTTCTTCCGGTATTTGGTCGAGGGTGGAAAGCTGGCAGCTCTCGGCTACAAAATGCCGGATATTCCGGAATCCGGTGGGCAGCAGGATGCGCCCCGGGAAAATGAGCCTGATTCTTCTAATCTCCCCGGGGAGGCCGAACCGCTGGAAGAAGTTGATGCCGAGGAACTGGACGATGCGGAGGAACCCGCAGCCGATGAACTGACCAAGGCCACCGAGATTGCCCGGCAGAACGGCGGCGTTACGCAGGCCATGCTGGAGCAGCAGATG